CTCAGAGAGGGTGTACCAGGCGGAACTCTTAGTTTTCAGCTCTTCCGTAGTAGCCTTGAGTTCCTGCTGCATCTTGCCAAGTTCAGCATTGGCGTAGTTCAGCTTGATCTTCAGGTTTTCCGTGGCTTTGGCATCGGCGCCTTTTTTCTCGACGCTTTCCTGGTAGCTGCGGGTGAGGGCGGTTACTTTGTCCTTTTGAAGGTCGACCTGGCGGTTTAAGCTGTCTGCTTTGAGCTTCAATCCGTCCGTGGACTTTCCGAAGTCCCCAAGTTTAGAGCTTGCTGCTGCAAATTCGCTCTGGACTACCTTCAGGCTCCGTTGGATCTTGCTTACGCCCTCCTGGAAGCCGCTGTCGTCGAGGCCGATCCTTGCCACTACGGTGCTGTTGTTTCCTGCCATTTATCTCACCTCCCTTAGAACAGAATGTTGTCGATGGTGTTAAGGTCTGATTGCTCATCGATTCCGTTGACCATCTTGTAGACCTTGAAAAGAGCCTGGAGCTTTTTGGGGGTGCTGCTCCAGAATTGTTCCTCGCTCATACGCAGGAGGTTCGTCCCCAAATAGAAAAGCCACTCCCAGTCCCAGCTTTCGGAACTTAAGTGGCTTTCGATTCCCCCGGGGCGTCTTCCGCCTCCGGCATTGACATGTTGAGCGCCTCGTTGATCGCTGTGCCGAGGCTTTCCAGGTCGCTCAGCCCCAGCTGTTCGCCTATGGCCTTAAGGGTGACGGTGTCATCCTCGACTTTCACTGCGGCGTAGATCAGCGCCCTGACCGCCTTGATCTTCATGTTCTGCAAATCCTCAAAGGCGGCGTTCAGGTCGCCGTAGACATCCTCCAGTTCGCAGAAAGTGTTCATGTTGAGCTTCAGTTCGTACTCCTTATTTCCGAGCTTGAATTTGATGCCCTTGTTCTTCAGTTCAGATGCCTTCAAATATCATCACCCCTTTCTAGACTGCAGGTGTCGGCTCGGCCGGCACTGCGGTAAACCAGGCTGCGATGATCGTCGGGTCTGCGCCGGCTTCATCTTCGTCCGCGATGAACCTGAAACTGCCGTCAAAGTCCCTGGAGAAGAAGGTGCCTTTAAGCTTCGCGCTTTTCGGAGACGGCTTTTCAGCTTCAGTGTCGTACTCGTCCGTAGCCAGCTCGAACTTGCCTTTCAGGAGCCATACGTAGCGGTACTTGCCGTTGTGCTTCTTTGATTTGAAGCCCAGCGCCAGGGTCGGGGCGATGTCTTCCTTGCTTTCAACAAGAACGCCCTTGACTACCTTGGCACCCTGCAGGGTGGCCCTGCTGGTGAGTGAGAGCTGGTTCAGCTCAATTTCCACCTCCACGCTGTCAAAGGAAGAGATGATGTCTTCCACCGTATCGTCGGAGTAGATGTTTTCCGAATTGACCTTGGGCGTAAGTTTCGCGCTTACTGCTCGTTCCAGCTTGGAGGGCGCCTGGTATGTCGCACCCGTGTTGTCGTCATCAGTCAGAAGGGCTATGTGGATGTCCCTTAATCCGATTTGTCTTGCCATATGTTAGACCTCCTTTGGTTCTAAATAGTAAAATTTGATCCCCTTGTGGTAGAGACCCGTGTCCGGTTCGTAAAGGTCCGCTTCATCGAGTCTTTTGAAGCCCGCGTTCTTCAAGGCTTGCTTGAGGCCGGCTACGAGGGTGCTGTAGTCCGATTTGGACCAGACGTCCACTTGGATGTAATGGCCGGTGAACGCCTCGTCGTCATCTTCAAATTCCTCTCCGGTCTGCAGGTATTCATGGAAGGTGATATAGGTCAGGGCCTGCCCGGAGTATTTCTGAAAACCGACTGGAACTCCCAGGGGGCTTAAGGTTTCAAGGATCAGTTTACTAAGCAAGTTCATCAAGCCCCCTTTGAAGTTCATCCCGGATGGTTTCGTCGATCTTCTTTTTGTTCTCCAGAACGGAGTTCTCAGCCCAGTGCACGGCGGGGATCTTCGAGGTTCCCCACTCGGTGAATTTGGAGTAGAAGAATTCAGAGTTGTCGCCCTTGTTGGGGCCGATCTGAATAAAGTCCACGCCGTTGGCCGTTTCGATCTCAGATACCTGGATGTTGTCAGCCATGTGCTTTTTGTTGGATTCGGAGCGGGGAGCTTTTTCCTCCATGCTGCCTTTGACCATAGCCGCTGATTTTTCCAGGGCGTTTTTCTTGATCTGGGTGCCGCGGCTTCCAAGCTTATTGACTTTGTCAATCAACTCCTGCATGCCTTCAAGCTCAATCTTGGCCATTGACGTACACCTCCAAAGCGCGGATCTCCATGTACCTGTTCCGGTACTTGATATGGTCGATGCCGGTGATGTTGTAGGTCCTGCCCTGAAAGAGGATCTGCATGGTCTGGTCGATTTCCTCCAGGAAGCGGATGGTGAATTTGACGGTATTTTCTTCCTGGACTGACTTTGCTTCAAAATACTCCTTGCCATGCAGGTTTGTGACCTCGGCCCATACCGTCTTGAAGACTTGAGGAAGTTCGGTCTCAAAGCCATTCTCGTTTATGACAGGCTTCACCCTCTGAATGGTGATGCGGTGCCTCATTTTACCGATTCCCAAAGTTACCACCCCTCTTTCCGATAGGCGAAGAGAAGCCGCTTCATCAAGTCGATCATCGACTGCATGTCCACAGTTTCCCGCTGCTCATAAAGGTTTCCAATTGCATAAAGGGCCGCCTGTTTCACCGTTTCGGGTATTTCTACAAATTCAGCGAGGGGGAATCGGAGGATGTCCTCGCAAAGCTCCTCTGCAGAATTGATGCAGGAGGTGATGAGCGAATCGTCCGTATCACCGTCGACCTTCAAGTATAGTTTTGCTTCATCAAGTGTTACCAGCAATGCGCTCACCTCCCAGTGTTATTCGGCAGCCATAAGTCCCGCAGCCTTGAGTTTGGCAAGCAGGGCGTTAAAGTCAACGACCAGCCCCGCGATGGTTGTAGCGGTGCTGTCGGCCTGGAACGCAGCCGGAGTGAAGGCGGAGGGCAGACCGACAACCTGGCCGCCCTCCACGATCTCAAGAGTTCCGCCGATGACGGTTTTTTCGCCGCCTTGCTCGGTATAGTTCTTTACATTACTCATGTCCAGTCACCTACGCTTTCTGCTGAAGGACCTTGATGGCTTCGGGAAGGATCAGCTTTCCGTCGACCCTCTGTGTAGCCTTAAAGCCCACCTGTCCGGTTGCGGCGAAGAGTTCGTTCAGTCTCTGGAAGGATCTGCCCTGACGGTCAGCCACCCAGTAGTAACCGAAGTCGCCGAAGGCAATTGACTTTGCACCGGCAGCGATGGTCGGGACAAAAGCAGATGTCTTCACCGGCCTGTTCAGGATGGTGTCAGGCTGTCCTGCCTGGATGGAAGGCTGCCAGATATACTGCCCGTTGCCATCTTTCAGTTTCCTGATGGCCTTAACAGTCGCATCGTTCATGACGAAGATGGCATTCTTCCTGTATGGGGATTTCAGGCTGTAGAAAAGGTCCATGACCTCGTCGATGGTGATGGCAGTAGCTGAAGCCGCTGTAATGCCAAGCTGAGCTCCGCCGGTGGCATTGAAGATACCTGTGGGCTTACCGACGCCATCTCCAATGAAGAAGGCTTCTTCTTCCTTGGCACCGATTCTTCTGGCAAACTCCCTGGCGATATAGCTTTCCAGGTTGAAGACGCTGTCGTTCAGGAGCTCCTCGGACACCTTGATCATGGTGGCAAGCTTGTAGGCACCAATGGATACCTGTCCGAATGCATCGTCAGACTCTGGGATCGCGCCTTCCTCGTCCACCCAGAAAGCAGTACCCTTGGTAGCGACCACAGGGATCTTTCTATCACCGGACGAGGTGGTGATGACCTTGGCGATGGATCTGAAGAGGTTCTCTTCCTCCAGGGATTCGACGAGGGACTTTTCGAATTCGTCAGGCACCAGGTAGCCGCCTTCGGAATCCGTACCGATCTGAAGGGCGTTCTGCACATCGTAGCTGTTCTTGTTTCTCATAGCTTTCCAGAAAGCCTGGGTGTAGGCGTCAGATGCCTTGCCTTTCTTCATTTCGCCGGACATATTAGCTCCAGGCTGATTGGTGATGGGAGAAGCGGTGGGTCTTGAAAGTTCGGCATCGATGGCTGCCTGGCGCTCCAGACGCTCGATTTCTTTGCCGAGGTTCATGACGTCGGTCTCCATCTTTTCGTAGGTTTCGGTGTCTGCGGCAGAGAGCAGGCCGTCCGTACCTCTTTTGCTGTCCAGGAATGCCTTTGCGGATTCCCAGGCTTTCGCGCGTTTCTCTCTCAGTTCAAGAATTGTGTTCATAGGTGTTATCCTCCTTAAATTAGTGAGCCAGCAGGCTCAGTCTCTTTTCGAGCTGTTCGATCGGGGTCTTGTTCTCAGGCTTGGGCGGGATCAGTTTCAAAAGCAAAGAGTTGGTCACTGCGGTCCTTGAGAACAACACAGCTTCCAACTCTTCTTCATGATCCGTTTGGCTGTCATCGTGAAATAGCATCTTGTCGGCGAAACCCATCTCGATGGCCTTCTTGGCGTTAAACCAGCTTTCAGCATCCATGAGCCTTGAGATCTTCGCCCGGGATAGCCCCGACTTGATTTCGTAGGCGTTGATGATGGATTCCTTGACCTCCGATAGCATCTCGATGGCCCGTTGCATTTCCTGAGAGTCCCCGATGGCAACGGTCATGGGGTTGTGGATCATCATCATGGCCACGGGAGACATCAGGACTTCTGTGCCTGCCATTGCGATAACTGATGCCGCCGAAGCGGCGAGGCCGTCGATCTTGACCGTCACATCTCCCTTGTAGTCCATCAGCATGTTATAGATCTGCGCCGCGGCGAAAACATCCCCGCCCGGCGAATTGATCCACACGGTAATGTCTCCCTGGCAGGATTCCAGCTCCTCTTTGAAGAGCCTTGGCGTCACTTCGTCGCCGAACCAGGTTTCATCGGAAATCTGACCGTTCAGGTAGAGGGTGTTGCCTGTGTCGTCTCTGACCCAGTTCCAAAATTTGCGGTTCATACTCATTCATCACTTCCTTTCTGTTGAATCTGCGTATCGGGAGCGTTGGCTGTGTTTGCAAACGCCCCGGCATCCTTGAGCTTTGTCATATTGCCGTTTATGAGGTATAGGTTTCCGCCTTCCTCATCTGGGATAGGGTTCATATCCTCCATCTCGCGGATATCGTTGGCAGACAGCCACCCGTTTTGCCTTGCGATGGAGTAGCCGTTCATGCGGCTTTGGTAATCGCCGCGGAGCAGCCCGTCCACATTCAGCTTGATGAAGTACTCGGTTTTTTCTCGCGGCAGGAGCAAGGACCGTTGGAGAGCTTGTTCCCAGCGGATGACCCAGGGGTCGAGGGTGTATTTTACGAACTCCAGGGATTGCTGCTCGATGTTCGAGAAGCTGGATTTCTCCAGATCCCCAACCATGTGCGGAGGGATCCGGTAGAGCCTTGAAATCTCGTTGATCTGGAATTTCCGTGTTTCCAGGAACTGCGCTTCTTCCGGAGGGATGCCGATCTGCTGGTATTTCATGCCTTCCTCGAGGACCGCCACCTTGTGAGCGTTGCTCGTTCCCCGGTACACTTCATTCCAGGAATCTCGAACCTTTTTGGGGTCCTTCAAAACTCCTGGATGCTCTAATACACCGCCGGGATTGGCCCCGTTGGCGAAGAAGCTCGCGCCATATTCCTCACAGGCTAAGGTCATGCCCACGGCGTTTTTCGCCATGGCTATGGGCGAGTAACCAACCAGTCCGTCAAATCCAAGCCCCGGGATATGGAGCACATCCTGCCTTCGAAGTACCACGGATCCGTAATCCTTGAAGTTGGGGTTCTCATCCGAGTTCCGGGAATAGGTGTAGAAGATCTCGCCGTTTTTGTCCCGCCAGACCTCCATCTTGTTCGGCAGAAGCGGATAAAGTGCCACCACGCGTCCGGCTCCGTCACGGATGACCTGGGCGTATGCGTTTCCCCAGATGAGGAGGTGGCTCATCAGCGTTTCCCTGAACACAAAGGAGGTCATCTCGCTGTTCGGTTCATCGTGGAGGATGTGGTAAAGCGGGTGGTCGTAGACCCTTTCCTTGCCGCCATGGCTATAGCGATAGACATGGAGGGGCAGCGAAGCCAAGGCTTCTGAGAGGATGCGGACACAGGAATAGAC